AATTTCAAGAGAAGATATTAAAGCACAAATTCCTAATGTTGAAGCTGAAATAGAACAAGAAAAACAAAATGTAATAGATAAAAAAGCATCTGGCAAACAAAAGTTAAAAGATCTTGGATTAGACGATGATGAGATAAAAGCATTGATGGGGGCATAATATGGCACTCAAGTTTGCTAACAACAACTCCCTATCGGCAATTACAAGTCTACCTGCGAGTATCTCTGGTGGATCATTAAATTTAATATCTACATCAACAGCTTCAAGCTCATCAACTATTGATATTACAAGTGGAATAGACTCTACATATAAAGAATACATTGTAAAGTTTATAAATATACATCCAGCAACTGATAGTGTTCACTTTCTTTTTCAGGGTGATACAGGAACAAACACTAGTTATAATCAAACTATTACATCTGCATGTTTTAGAGCATATAATTATGAGGGTTCAGGAACACCAACTCTTCAATATTATACAAGTGGAGATTTAGATCAAGATACAGATTTTCATTATATGACAGGAAACTCTGGTGTGGGTAATGATAGCGATCAAAGTTTTTCAGGAACTCTGCATTTATTTGATCCTAGTAATACAACATTTGTAAAACATTTTTTAATGAATACAAATAGCCATGGCCCAACAAACTATACTATGAATTTTTTTGTAGGTGGATATTTTAATACTACAACAGCAATAACTAGATTACGTTTTAAATACAGCAGTGGTAATATAGATTCAGGAACATTTAAATTATATGGCGTTAGTTAAATATAACAATAATAGTATAAGTGAGGTAACAGAGTTAGCTTCCTTATCTAGTGGTGCTATGACCCATATTAAAACTATAACAGCTAGTTCTGATTCAACAATATCTTTTGTTCATGGAAGTTCAAGTGTAGTTTTTGATAGTACATATCCTGTATACTTGTTTAAATTTATAGCTTGTCACCCATCAGGAAGTGGAGATTCGGCAGCAATATTTCAATTTAATATGAGTGCAGATACTGGTAGTAATTATAATGTAACTAAAACATCAAGTGCATTTGAGGCAAGAAACTCTGAGGCTGGAGGAACAGGTGTTTTATCATATAATACAGGTAGAGACTTGGCACAAAGCACAGATTTTCAAGTTTTAACAGATAGATTTGATAGTCTCGGCAATGATTATAATATTAGTGGAGAACTGTTTATATTTAATCCAGCATCAACGACATTTGTAAAACATTACATGGCTAGAACAAATTTTATAAATAGTAATATAAATTATTTTTATCACATAGGTGGTTATGCTAATACTACATCTGCAATAGATGCCGTTCAATTCAAATTTAGTCCAAGTAATATTGATGCTGGTACAATTAAACTTTATGGAATTAAGGATAGTTAATGAGTATTATTAAATTAAATAATAGAGCACTTAGATCAGCAACGGCAGTAGGAACTACTACAGGGCTAGGCGATATGACTTTTATAAAAAAACTTACTGCTAGTTCTAGTAGTACACTAAGTTTTGTCGATGGATCTAGTGATGTTGTTTTAGATAATACATATAAAGAATATATATTTATATTTAATAATCTTCACACTTCTGCTAGTTCAACTGAGTTTACTTTTAAAGCAAGTACCGATAGTGGTTCTAATTATGGTATTTCAACAATGACAACTTCATTTATGGCTGAGCAGGGTGAGAGTGATGACACTTTTTTAGGATATAGATCAGGTAATGATGCTCAAAATTCTACAGGAGTAATACCTATTTCTGAAAATTTTGGTAATGACAATGATCAATCAGGTAGTGGTTACATGCATTTATTTGATCCAAGTTCAACAACTTTTACAAAACATTTTATTGCACAAATGCATTCATCACATTCAGCAGATTATGCAGATCATTGTTTTGTAGCTGGTTACATAAATACTACATCGGCAGTTGATGCAATACAATTTGCATTTGGTTCAGGAAATATAGACGCAGGAACAATATCGTTATACGGAATTAATTAAGGAGAAATAATGCCAAGATATCATAATATAAATGGAAATAAAGTACAGTTCACAGCTGCAGAGGAAGCTGCTAGAGATGCTGAAGAACAAGCATGGGCAGATGGTGCTTTAGGAAGAGCACAAGATGATCTTAGATCTAAAAGAAATCAACTATTAGCTGAGACTGACTTCTATGCTTTATCTGATGTTACTATGTCAGATGATATGAGAACATACAGACAAGAATTAAGAGATTTACCTGAGGGTAAAGATACTGTTGACAAATGTAATAATGTTACATGGCCAACTAAACCATAATGGCTAGAAAGTTTAAGTCATTTGAGGAAAGACCTAAACCTAGGAAGAGACCAAGGGTACATAAAAAAAATAAAAATAAATCAGAAAAACGGATGTTTAAAAAATACAATAGACAGGGGAGATAATGGCAACACCAGATGAAGTAAAACTACAAAAGGGTACTATAGCACCTACACAAAAAGAACAAACAGGTAGTGCTAAAGCCGTAAGTTTAATAGAAAGTTTGGCTGCTGGTACACCTAGTTTACCTAAAGGTACAACTATTAATCCACAGTTACAACAAGCGTCAGCACCAGAGTTATTAGGACAACCTGGTCAAGCTGCAGTAACAGTATCTGGACAAACACCAGGCACAGGTTTAGCAGCATCAATACCTACAACTTCAGCAGCACCAACTATAGCTGCACCAGGTGCATTAACAGCTGCAACAACTGCAACACCAACTGCACAAGCTGCTCAAACTATGACTGCTGCAACTGTTGGTTCAAATATTCCTACAGTGACTGCTGCAACTGGTACTGTATCTCAACCTATGACTGCTGCACAGGGTACTATCACATCTGATGCTACAGTAAAAGGTCAATTAGAAAGTTTACAAAATGAAGTATCAACAGCTTTAGCATCTGGTAATCCTTTACCAGTATGGGCTAGAGGTGCTGCAAAAGCTACTGAAGCTGCAATGGCCAATAGAGGTCTAAGTGCAAGTTCAATGGCTGCTGAAGCACTAGCAGAAGGTATCATGCAATCTGCTATACCAATAGCTGCAGCTGATGCTGCTACATATAAGCAGATGATATTTCAAAACTTGTCTAATAATCAACAAGCAAATATCACTAATGCACAAGCATATCTTAAAATGGATATGGCTAACTTGTCTAATAAACAACAAGCTAATTTAGCAAACCTACAAACAAGACAAACATTTTTATTATCAGATCAAGCAGCTGCAAATGCTGCATTTCAATTTAATGCATCTAGCCAAAATCAAGTCAATCAATTTTATGACAAGCTAAGTGCAACTATATCTGAACAAAATTCTGCTAGATTAGATGCGATGAATAAATTTGCAGAAGCAGAGACAAGTAAAATTAATGCATTGAATGCACAGAATACTATTGCAGTAAACGAAGCTAATGCAAAAAGAGAAGCTAGTTTAAATCAATACAATGCAACACTAGAGAATCAAAGACAACAGTTTAATGTTAATAATCAAAAAGAAATAGACCAATCAAATGTGGTCTGGAGAAGAGCAATCAATACAGCTAATACAGCTGCAATAAATGCTGCTAATCAAACTAATGCACAAAATGTATTAAACCTATCTAACTGGGCCCTATCATCATTATGGCAACAGTGGAGAGATGAAGCATCTTGGGTTAATACTTCTTCAGAGAATATGGAAAATAGAAATCATAACTTAGCTATGGCAGCTATGGAAAGATCTACAGCTTTTGAATTACAAGATCAAGCATCCAAAGATGCATTATATCAATTGATTGGTAAGTTTGGATTTGATTTATAGGAGTAATAATGATTAGAGATATATTAGGAAAAGCAACTAAAGCAGCAGTAAATTGGGTAGGAGGTAAACTAGGTGTACCTACAGGTGTTACAAAAGTAGTAACTGATGTTACAGATAGTTTATTTACAAAATCAGATGGAGGTGGTAGTGATTTTCAATTAATAGATACATCAGTAACAGCTCCTAGACTTCAAAAATTTGCAATAGGCCCAGTTAGACCTGGAATGTCAGGAACTAGCAAAGGTTATGCAGACACTGTAAATCCTGAAACATTATATGCTGCATGGGATAGAAGATTAGGTAAATATTATTCTGATAAATATAAAGTTGCAAGAACAGTAGTCGGAAAAAGAAGAGTCGTATAAGGAGATATTATGGATGAATTTGGAGAAGGAATAGGTAACCCATTTGATACACCAATACCAGGCCAATCACTAACAGATGAGCCAGGTAATTACCCATGGGAACACCCAGCTCAATATGTAACAACAGATGGTGCTGCTGATCATTTATGGAATAGAATGTCAGAGCCAGAGTTTGCTGAACAGATCATAGCTATGTTAGACGCAGGTGTGCCTGTAGAAGCCATAGGTAGAACTGTGTTATTTGGTGGATTTTTAAAAGGTAAATTTTCACCAGATGTAGCTTTTATAATTGCAGAACCTGTAATGAAGATGATTGCAACTATAGGTGTTATCGCAGGTGTTGAGAATATTAAAATGTCTATGGATGATATTACAAATAAAAAAGAAATTAGATCAGCTGTTAGATTAAATGTTGAAGCTGAAAAAGTCGCAAAAGAAATTAAAGAAGAAGTAAAACAAAAAGGTTTAATGACTAAACCAGAGGAGACTGAATAATGGCGATAGATTTTGGAAGAGCAGCTAGAGGTATAGCAACAGGTTATCTTTCAGCAAAAGTAGCAGATACTGCAGCACAAGATGAACTTAATAGAGATTTTATTTTACAAGCAAGAAATCAATATTTTAATGTAGACAAACCTAACTTTATAGCAGATGAAAAAAAGAGATCTGCTAATATAGATTTTATATCTACTAAATTATCTCCAGTCTATGCAAATTATGCAGATGCACAGAATATAACATTAAGTGATGTAAACAGTAGAGACTTTGTAGACAGTGTAACTAATCTAAGTAATGAAGATAAATTTAAATTAGAAACCACAATAACACAAAGAAAGAAAGAGAGAACTAAAACATTTGATGAAAATAATGCATTCATAACAGAACAATTTAATAATCTCAAAGGTGGCTTTGGGTCTATGAATATGACTAAAATGTTTTTTCCAAATGAAGGAGAAGACATTGCTGAAGTAGGAGTAAAACAAATGACTACTGCATCTATACCATCACTAAAAGAGATTCAAGGTGGAGGCACTATATATAATTTTGATGATCATAGGGTGCCAAGAAATAATGCATCTAATTTTTTCACAGGATTTTTTGTAAATGATTTAAGACAGCCTTCAGTAAGTTTTGCAAAAGATACACCTCAAGCTGTGCTAATGAATGAACTACTAAAAGGTTACGATGAAGCTGTAGCAGGAGGTTTTAATAAAGGTAAGTATGAATACGCAAGACTTAAATACATAGATCAAGAATTAAAACGAGAAGGTATAACTGGATTTCCTACAGGATTTCCTACTGTTGAAGAAGTTAAAACAACTGAAACTAAACCTGAAGTAACACAAGATACTAAATCTGTACCACAGGATGGTAAAAAATTTGATGCACCTGATACTAGTAAAATAGGTGTCAAAGACGATGCTAAGATAAATATCCAAAGTATAAGAACTTTAGAAGAAGGTGGCACTAGTTCAGCAGCAGTTGTTATAAATGATTTAAGAGAGATAATAGCTAAGATTAGTGATAGTCCATCACTATCAGCTGATGAAAAAGAAAAAAGAATAGAGACTGCTAAACAAAGAGCTAGAGAAAGAATTCAATCAATGGGATTAGACTTAGATAAGTTTAATATATAATCATGGCTGAAAATATTTTTAAGGATCTCTTACCTGAAGAGGATCTTGAAAAAAAATCTAATGTTGGTAATGAATTTAATGACCTCTTACCTCAAGAGGAAGTTACACTTAGTAATCAGTTTAATGATCTCTTACCTGAAGAAGAAAGAGATTTACCTGTAAAGAATGAATTTAAATTATCAGATACACCTGATGATAAATATGAATTAAAAGAAAAAGGTTTGTTTGATGACTTGTTACCTGAAGGTGAACAAGATCAATCACTTACAAAATTATATACAGATCCAGATACAGAGTTTGGTATAGGTGATGCTTTTGTATTAGGTCTTACAGATACTATTCGTGGAGTTACACAATTCGCTGGTGGTGAAAAAGTATTCTTCATGGATGATGATTTAAAAACACAACAAGCTAAATTAAATGCAGCATTACAAGGTGAAGGTGGTGGTCTAATAGCTGCAGCTTATTTTGGTGGTGCTATATTAGATCCTGCTACTTGGTTAATACCTGTATTAAGAGGTAAGACATTATATAAGATGGCTTTATCTGGAGGTGTGGCTGGTGGACTTGCAGGTGCGTTAGGTTATGTAGATGAAAATAGCATGTTTGATAGCAGGGTAAAACAAGCAGGTGCTGGTGCTGTAGGTGGTGCTGTCTTATCTCCATTAATAGGAATGACTTTAGAAGCTGCAAAACTTAGAAAAGTAACTAAACTATTAGATGAACAAAAATTTAGTGATGAAGATTTAGCAAAGCTACCTGATAATTTAAAAAGAACTATAGCATTACCTGGTGAAGAAGATGTATTTGTAGGCACAGAAAAAGCATTAAAGAAAAGTAGAAGAAAAGGTAAGATAAAAGGTGTAGGTAAAAGAGATGCTATCGTTAGGGAAAAACTTAAACTTAAAGAAATAGAAACAGTTGATGGAAGACCTAAATCTTTACTACCTAATAAAGATAGTAACGAAAATTTTATATTAAGAGGCCCTAGAGAATTTTTTAAAACTATATTAGGTGGTTTTGTAAAACCTTTAGAACCAGTAGTTAAGGGTGTAGAGGGAGTTAAAGCTGCATACACAAAAAAAGCTAGAGCTAAATACGATCAGTATTTTCGTACAGGGCCTAATGCTGGAGAGTTTGGTACAGGTGCAGCAGGTGCATTATATGGATTTGCTTTACCAGAAGATCAAAGTTTATTTGGTGTGGACATTCCAGAAGACATGCAGAAAGGTGGCATAACTGAAAGATTTTCAAGAGCTGCTTTAGGTTTTATGATGGGTTTTGGTGGTGTAAAATTAGCTAAGAAAACTCAAGTTCCTGATTTTGTAAAAGAAAGAAGAGCTAAAGTTTTAGGTATGTCTGTAGAAGAAGATCTAAGTGTAGCGAGTTATCTAGCTAAGATGTTTGTTGATGGTTACAATGTTCCTAAAGTTGTAAAAGAAATAGAGACAAAAGATTTACAAGGTCTAAGAAATAAAATTGAATTAGAGTTTTTTAGAATATATCAAAGAGCAAATCAATTAAGCACTGACGAAAGAAAAGTATTATACAATTTATTAGAAGGTGATATAAAATTTGATGTAGTTCCAAAAGATTTAGCAAAGATAGCTAAGACTGCAAGAAATCAAATTACTAGAATAACACAATTATATATTGATGCAGGTTTGATAACAGAAGAAACTGCATTAAGAAATATAGAAAGATATATTAAAAGATCTTATGGTGGTAAAGATCTATCAAAGATAGGATCTGAATTAAGGGCTAGGGGTGTTCTTGAAACTATGACACCTAATGAGTGGGTTAAATCTTATAGTAAAACTAAAGCATTTAAACTAGATGCTGCAGGTAAACTTATTCGTGTAAATGAACATAAAGGCTGGGAATTATTTGGCAATGTACAAGTTAAAAAATTTGAAGAGCCTGTAAGAGCCACAGATGCTGCAGTAAAAGATTTAATTAAAGCTGGTAAAGGAGATGACCCTGTACTTACTGCTAGATGGGAATATACAAAACAAGAACGTCTTGGCATGTCTGAGATAGAAGATGGTGCATTTGCTATCATGGAAACTGGTAGACTAATGTCACAAACTTTACCTAGATACAAATTTTATGCTGATATAGCTTCGCAAACTTTTACTAAAACTGCTCCATCAGCAGATGAAATAGCTAAATTAGATTTAGTAGAGGTTCCTAATACTACAAGAACAGGAACTATACAAAAAACATATGGTGCTCTAGCAGGTAAATTCATACCTAGAGAAGTATACGAAAATATTTTTCAAATAAATAAAACTGTAGAAGGCCCTAGTAAACCTGCCTTTAAAGCATATAGAAATTTAAATCAAATTTGGAAAGCTAGTAAAACTGCATGGAATCCTACTGTCCATGTAAATAATATAGTTAGTAATCTAGTTTTATTAGATTTAGTTGATGGTAGTGCTAGTTTATTACCAGCAGCAGTAAAAGCATTTAATGATCAAAGTAAAGGTAAGTCTGTTAAAATATTAGAAGAGGCAAGTAATCTTGGAGTATTTTCTAGTAACTATGTAAAACAAGAACTAGCAGGTGGTCTTCTAGATCCAGATAAAGTAATACCAGCATATTATAAAACAGATCCAAATAAAAATGTTTTTGAAAATGCTGTTGGTATGTCAGATTTTATATACAAAGATCTGATTAAAAAAAATAAACTTGGGCTGCAGAAACTATCTGACTATTACGCATTAGAAGATTCTATATTTAGACTTGCCCTATACATGGATAGAAAAAGTAAAGGGTATAATAAATTACAAGCTGCACAAGATGCAAGAAAATCTTTCATTGATTATAATATTCAAGCACCAGGTATAAATGCATTAAGGTCATTGCCTACACCTTTCTTAGCTTATACATATAGAGTTATTCCAATACTTGCAGAGACAGCTGTAGTTAGACCTTGGAAGTTTGCTAAGTATGCAGTGCTAGGTTACACATTAAATAATTTAGGTGAGATACTAGGCGAAGGTGCACCAGAGGCAGAACGTGCAGCCATGACAAAAGAAATACAAGGTAAGATAGGTGGACTACCTTTTTTACCACATAAAAATATAAAAATTCCTACTACAGATAAAGCTAGATATGTTAATGTAACTAGATATGTACCAGGTGGAGATATCTTTGATTTAAATTCTGGAACAATACCTCTAGTTCCACAACCTTTACAGATGAATTTTGGTATAGCTGGGGAAGTTCTTTTCCCTATGTTAGGTTTTGATTTGTTTAGAGGTGACAAAATAAAAGGTCAAGGTATATCTGAGTTTGATGATTTTTCTATTAGAGCAAAGTTTGCATTAAAAAGATTAATACCTAACTTTCCTTTTATACCAGGATCATATTCTACAGAAAGAATAAAAAGAGCTAGACAAGATAAGTCTGAACTAGCAAGAAGTGAATCAGAACTTCTAGCATTTTTAAATACTGTAGGTGTAAAGATTGAAGAGGCAGATGTATCTAGACTAAGAACCATAAAAGGTTTAGAATATAGAAGAAGGTTAAAAGGTGTACAAGAACAAATAAGAGGAGTGTATGCTAAATTTAGAAAGGGTTCTATTGATGAAGAGAAAAGAGATAAGCAGTTATCAGTATTAAATAAAAAATTTAAAAAATTAAATGAAACGTACAGTGAGGCACTAAATATGGAAATAAATTATCAAGAAGGTGCAGAGATTAGTGAAGTAATACCTAGAATAGTAAGTGCTATCAAGGGGCAAACACAGGAGTTATTTGGTAAAAAAGATTAAACATGGAATTACAATCAGATAATAACCCATTTGCAATTTATTCTAATCCAAAAACAGATTTGTTTTTTGGTGTTAGAAATGTTAGAGATAGAGGTGATCAAGAATCTTTATTGCAATTTAACAATATACAAAATGGTTTAAGAGCAGGATATTATGTATTAGGTAAACAATATGATGGTTTAACAGTAGATGAAATAGGTCAAAAATATTCTAGAACTGATAAAGAAGGATATACAGATTATTTAAAACAAAAATTAGGTAATAATTTTATATTGAATGCAAATGATGATGAGTCATTAGCTAAATTAGGAACAACTATAATGGGATTTGAAACTGGTCACAAAGATAAAGTTCTTGAAAAATTAAACATATCTGACAAACAGATAATGACAGCTATTAAAGAATCTAAAGAGGAAAGACCAAATTCTTTGTATAGCCAAATGAAAAATAGTGGAATGGCAAACTAATGGCTAAACAACCTAAAACAACTAACGAACATATTATATCTTTATACGGATATATTACAGGGTTGAAAAGGGAAGTAAGTACAATAAAAAATAATCATTTAAAACACATCCATGAAGATATAGATAGGTTACACGGAAAGATAGATAAAGTATTATATGCTATACTTGGTGGTTTAGGTGCAACAATACTAACATTAATAGGTTTATTTAATTAAGGAGTAAACATGATAGAACAAATAAAAATAAAAGTAAAAGAGATATGGGAAAAATACTATCACTGCGTCATTTGTGCAGTTGCAGGTTTTGTCCTAGGTGCTATAATATTCTAATATACACTACTAATGTCTAAACCTGAATATCAGGAAATTATCCAAGAATATAAAGAACAAGTCAGAATCTTAAAGCAAGAAGTTGCTGAATTACAGGATGCTGGTAAGTCTAAGGATAGTGCTAGTAAACGTACTTTGCAAAAACTAGAGCATGTTACACAGGATCTAGAAGATGCAAATAAAAAAATAAAAGAATTAGAGGAACAAAAAAAAGATTAATATGATACCATATAATATACTATTTAGATTAGGGTCTAAAGCTGTAGGAACTTTCATGAATAGACGGGCAGAAAAAAGTGAACGTAAACACCAAATAGCTTTACAAGAAATGCAAACTGGTAATGAAAGAGCTAAAAGAAATGGTTCATTAATTTTAGATTTAGTTTTAGGTGCATTTATATTAGCACCATTAGGTATACTTGCTTATGCTACATTTTATGGCGATATGGAAATGTTAACAAAAGTTGAGTTTTACTTTGAACAATTAAAAAATATACCAGAGGTTTATTTATATTTAATTTTTATAGTAGTTGGTGGAAATTATGGAATATCTGTCACTAATTTATTAACTAATAAAAAATTTAAAAAATAATATATGAGGACTAATTATGAACTATTACTTTACAGGAGTATTAATAATACTTTTGGTATTAATTGCTTTGTTCTTAGAACCAGGTTATAGATGAAATTTGGTTTAGCGTTTTTATTATGTTCTTATGTGGCAGAATCTTGTTTGCCCCCATATATGTATGAGTTAGAATTTGATAATGAATATGATTGTATGGTTGTAGGTTATTCAGAATCTCTTAAAAAAATAAAAGAAATGGGCCCACTAGATGTAAATGAATATCGAATGTATATAAAATTTGGTTGCTTTGAAATACCAGAGGATGAACAAAACACTTAAATATGAAATACCCTTTAACACTAATAACATTATTACTATTACTTTCTAGTTGTATGACAGCTACAGTAATGGCAGGATCTACCCAAACAAATACTAGTGGATCTAACACTGCTATAGAGGGAGGCTATACTTCAACTGCGACAACAACGTACCAGTCTGGATCTAGTTCTAATAGCACTACAAGTAATACTACCAACTCTAATATTAGATCTGCACCACCAAGCTCTAGTGCACCTTCATATAACTCAATGACACAAGATGTTTGTGCTGTGGGTATGTCAATAGGTGTTCAAACATTTGGTATAGGTATTAGTGGTGGTAAACATGCAATAGATAAAAATTGTGAAAGATTAAAATTAGCTAGAATATTAAATGATTTTGGTATGAAGGTAGCAGCTGTAGCAATACTTTGTCAAGATGAAAGAGTATTTGAATCTATGATACAAGCAGGTACACCTTGTCCTATTGATGGAAAGATTGGTAAAGAAGCTGAGGCTCTTTGGTCTAAATATGATCATGAAAGACCAGATTATGATATATACGTAAAACGTATGAAGAAGAGAGAAAAAAAAGAAAAAGAATTAGAAAGAATTAGAATCAAAGAAGAAGCTAAGATGACTAAAGATTTTGATAAAGTTGATAAAGAAATTAAAATAGAAAAATTAAAACCTATAAAATGGGAATCACCTAAGTAATGATTT